CGAGGATAATGACCTTATCTTTATGCACCTGATGAATCGACAACTACCTAAATTCAAGGATGTCAGATCGAAGTTTTTGGACTTTGATATGATTGAGAATTGTAATGACTTTACCGTTGGTATGGAGTTGGCTTCCGGGAAGACTTTCACACGCACGAAGATTGTGCATGGTAGAGGCTATACATTGGGCTCTAGAAGACAAGAGCTTGATACTGGACTCTATTATGTGTGTGATAGTCGGAAAGGAGATTGTGGAACGCCACTTGTTGTGGCAACAGGACCCAACGCTGGAATGATTCTTGGTTTGCATGTGGCTGGAACGACAGTTCCTGTACCTGGCAGTGCGAGTCACGGATTGGCAACAATTCTTGACAGAGCTTCTGTGTATTCTGGAACATTGGATGCGAATCCAATTGAACCGGAACTTGATCATTGCGATGACATGGGAGCCGAAGGATTTGAGGCTGGAGGAAACATTCTCACAGTTGAAAGAATTCCTTTCGAAGAGCAGGTATTTGTGAACAGAGTTTCGAAGCTTGAACCAAGTGTTTTTCAGAACAAACTCGGACCATGGAGACACCAGAAAGAACCACCAGTTCTATCCAAGTATGATCCTCGGAACGTTGATGGATTAGACCCCATTGAAGTTTCGATTGAAGACTTGAAGAGTACTGAACAGAAAGAACTGAACGACGGACAACAAGATGATCTCTCTTCTGCAAAGAGGGAGGTCCTCGCACAACTCAATGAAGGATTGCAATGGCCAGTCGGTAAGCGTCTGTTGACTTGGGATGAGGCTCTTTTCGGAGTGCCAGGGAAACTCAAATCAATGAACGTATCGACATCTGCAGGGTATCCACTCTGTAAAGTGACGAGACGACGCGGAAAGAAGGATTTCATCTGGTTTGACGACGAAGGTGAACCACATTATGATCCTATAATCTTGCAAATGGCAGAAGCACTTGAGACGCAAATCTTGAGTGCACAAACCCCAACTGAACTCCAGAATCTGGCAGGACAACACCGATTCGTGGGATTTTTGAAAGACGAACTCCGTAAAAAGAGTAAGATTCAGACAGCAGAAACACGAGTGATTTATTGTAATGATCTCGTGGCTATGATTGTATTCCGGAAGTATTTCGGAGCGCTTTTATCAGCGTTCTGTCACTCCTGGGAGACGACTTCAATAGCTACTGGTGTGAACCAGTATTCCTACGACATGGACACGTTGCACGAGAATTTGTGCGCAAATTTCCTACCTAGCGGTTTCATCGCTGGAGATTATGGAGGATTCGACAAACATATGCAGCTCGATTTTCAACGAGCAGGCTACGAAATCATCTCGAATCTTACAAAGGGTTTTGTTCCTGAACAAATGCGGCAATTTCTGTACTTTCACGAGTGCAAGAGTTCGGCCCAAATTGGCGGCTATCGATTTTGGACGCGATGCAATATGATGAGTGGTTGTTTCTTTACGACCGCAGTGAATTGTATAGTGAATGACCTGTATTTCAGATTTATTTGGAAGGCAATCTATCCACATCGCTTCTACGATCAAAACGTGCGAGCCATTTTTCAAGGTGACGATCACGTTTTAGCTGTCAGACAGGGCAATGAGCTCTTTAATCCAGTACGGATCAAAGAGGAATTGGCAAAAATTGGACAGGAATACACCTCGGCAGACAAACATTCCGACTTGAAAGAACAGTTGGAAAAATTCCAGGATATCACATTCTTGGGATCACAACCAATGCGTCTGCGAGGACGTTGGACAGGCAAGATGAAATGGGACACAATCATCGAGACGTTGAGCTGGACATCGGACAAAGGACGGACAATGAACCAGGTTGCTACGGCAATGCTAGAACAAGCCTCAATGTATGACAAGGCCACTTTCGAGCGGTTGAAATCATGCATTGTTGAAACGGAACAACACATTTTCGACAACAACGTACCCCAGGTTGAATGGGAAATTTTCAGATCAGTTGTGCCTAATCGCACGGCTACGTCTGGAGAATTCTTTGTAGGCCAGGGGCCAGAGAGAAGGACGAATGGACTCACCGGATTGTATGCCGTTGAGTCAGCAAACCAAGAGGTAGTGATGGCTGAAACACCGCAATCACAAACACAAAAGGGAGTCGCTGCAGCAGCTGCTACAGTTGATTTTGGAACGGAATCCAAGATTTGGCGAAAGTCATACGCTTGGGCCACCACGGATGTGCGCGGAGCTTTGTTGGGACCATCACTGAACGTTCCAAAAGATATTCTTTCACTTGGAAACACAGCCAACGTTCAGAATATGATGTTCGAAAGATACATCTATTTTCGCACTGACGTTGAACTACATTTTCAAGTTTCGGGAACACCGTTCCATGCAGGAAGACTTCTTTTCTGCTGGGAACCACTGGTCACCAAAGAGACGTACTATACTCCACAAATTGAGGATCTTTTGACACTTCCTCATGTAGTATTGTCTCCAAACCGCCTCACAACAGCAGTTCTCCGAATTCCTTTTCGATGGTTCAGAACTTGCATGAATACTTTCGCTATGGCTCAAGGTCAAGAAACTATGGGAAAGCTGACGTGTCACGTCCTTTCACCTTTGGTGACAGGAACAGACGACACAACCGTGTACATTGATATGTACTCAGTTTTTCCTCAAGCTCGCTTTTCGGTTCCACGACCAATAGCAGTGACCTTCAAAGAAGAAGAGATGGAAGCACAAGGAGGCGGAATGAGTAAAATCACCAACAGCTATAACTACAACTTGGCTGGAACGACAGGACCGGTGAACATCGACGCAACTTCGCAATCAAACCCGCAGGTGAGAGGAGCCACGACAGATGTCGATCTGAAGATTCCTCCTCCCTTACCTCTTGACAACCCACCAATATCTGGGTTGACAGTCCCTGTTCATGTTTGTTTGCCTTCATTGGCAAAGAACTGTGACGTCAAATTGACTTCGAGACTCGGATTTTCGGACTCTGTGATGGATATTGAACATCTTCCTATGCAGGATTCGCGAGAGACGAATTTGAATTCTTTGTTGGGGCGTCAATGTATACTCGACCATTTCACATGGAGCAACACTGATTTAGTCGGAGCTGAAATGATGAATATTCCTCTCAACTCAACTCTGAAGAATCATGTCCAAGACTGGACTGTGGCCGGTGATATCACGTCGATGCACATTGGGATTCTGAATTTTTTTAAATTCTGGCGCGCTGACATTGTCCTCGAGTTTGAAGCGGTTCGAACGAACTTTCATAACGGGCGACTCTTGTGCACTGTTGGATTGGGGGCACCGATGGAATCGGTGACGGCAGCCAATAAGAACGTGTATTTCAACGAAGTAATGGATTTTACTGGAGAAAATGACAAAGCAAAAGTGGTAGTGCCGTACAACTCGGCAAATCAGTTTCTACAAACAGTAGAGGGAAATGCTTTCTTCAATCAAATTCAGGACTTCTCACTTGGAACACTAGTGGTGACTGTTTTGAACCCCCTACGGTCTTCGTCGACCGTATCAACGAGTATTGATGTGATTGTGAAACTATCATTTCAAAATATTCGAGTGCACGAAATGAGCCCTGGATCAAAGATCGCAATCAATCGCGGAGATCAAGGAGGACTTTTGACGTTCTGGGCTCCAGCAACCACCAAGGAGGAGCTCGAAGGACAGGGACCCGAGGAAAAAGAGACTACAACGGCAAATGAGCAAGCTGTGGA